TATATATACGCAATGCGTAACTACATTGCAAGGGGAAATAGCGCAAAGCGTAAATTATTTTGGGTTGCTCTGTATTGTGCCCATAAGGCTTGACTACCCCAGATATGGCGCTATTATGGGTCGCAACGCGATGGTTCTGATCTGAGAGCCGTCGCGTTTCCGCTTTCTGGTGTCGCGGTGGAGCAGCCCGGTAGCTCGTCAGGCTCATAACCTGAAGGTCGCAGGTTCAAATCCTGCCCGCGCCTCCAGCCCGCTTTCTGGCTGGCCGCCCTTGCAACGGTCCATCTTCACCGCCTCAGCGCGGATCACGAAGTGGGACTATGCCTATCGTAAGACGGCATCGGGGCGGCCATCCAGAGCGCGGCGGCGTGGAAAGCAGACACGCAAAGCGTGGAGACCAGGCGACCCCGAAGGCCCAAGGGGTTCGGCACACGGCGGCCCGACATCGCGAAAGTCGGCGGATCGCAGTTAAGCCCTGGAGCTGGAGTAGCGCCCGGCCCGCGCTCAATCACACATAACCAAAGAGGTCAGGCATGACGACCCACATCACATTCCGTGATGCGGCTCAGTTTGGTGGAGCATCAATCCCATCAAAGCCGCGCGCGTCCGAAACCATGACGGAAAGCGGAGCCTCGGCGCAGACCACAATCACCGCCCGTCTCGGTGAAATTTGCCGCATCACTGCAACCGTTGACATCATGGTCAACTACGGCGCCAACCCGACCGCCGCCGTAGGCTTCGGCGACATGGTAACGGCTGGCGGATCAATCGACATCGGCCCCATGAGCGCGGGCGACAAGGTGGCAATCATCACCGCATAATAGGAGCGACCAACCGGAAACGGAGTCGCGAATCATATGGCTGCACCTCGAAAAAATGCCAGCAAGCCCGACGACCCAAGGCAGGCTGCAACACGGCAGGCAATTCAGACGACCCAGCTCATAAACCGCTTGCAGGGCTTTGCCTTAGGACGGTCCGAGACGCGCGGATCTGATGGCGAGGACGCTAAGCCAATAGAACTAGACGCAAATCGCATTCGGGCGATTGAAATCCTTCTCAGAAAATCCCTCCCCGACCTGCAAGCCATCACGATTGATGGGAATCTCGGCATCACCATCACCATCCCGCCTGAGACCAGAAAGCTTTGACGTTTGCCCTCAACCCCGGACAGCAAAAGGCGCTGGACGACCTGCTAACGAAGGGAAAGCGATACAACCTGCTTTATGGTGGATCACGGTCTGGAAAATCGTCGCTTCTCGTCGCTTGCGATCAAGACCGCGCCCTGTTTGCTCCTGGATCAAGGCACCTAATCGTCCGCAAGGAGATGAGCGCGGCCAAGGTCAGCATTGCGAAGGACACGTTTCCGAAGATGTGGGCCTTGAGGTATCCAGATGCTTCGGCGCCGGAATGGCACGAGCAGGATGGCTTCTACTCGTTTGCCAATGGTAGCGAGATATGGCTTGGCGGGCTGAATGACGACAAGGCGGTCGAGAAGATGCTTGGCCGCGAGTACGCGACGATACACGGGGAGGAGGTCAGCGAGTGGCCTTACCGCTGGTTCACGCTTCTGCGGTCTCGTTTGGCGCAGGTCTGCACAACGATTGAAGGGACAGAGTTAAGCCAGCGGTTCTACGGATCGCTCAACCCGACGACCAGGATGCACTGGACCTATCGGCTTTGGATCGAGGGCATGGACCCTCAGGATGAAGTTCCGATTGACCGCGCACAGTATGGCCACCACGTCATCAACCCGTACGACAACAAGATTAACCTGACTGCGGACTATCTGGCGGACCTTGAGAGCCTGCCGGAGCGTCAGCGAAAGCGCTTCCTCCACGGCGAATATGTCAGTGATGACGACAACGCACTCTGGCGCCGCGAGTATTTCCATAGGTCAACGCTTCGTGAGGATGGAAACTGGCCGGTTCAGATGCGCCGGATTGTTGTCGCAGTTGACCCGGCTGTATCCTCGGAGCCTGGGAGCGACGAAACCGGAATCGTCGCGGTTGGTCTTGGTGTGGATGGCCTCGGCTATGTTCTCGCGGATGAGAGCGGGCGCTACAGGCCAGAGGAATGGGCGCGACGGGCCGTGAGCCTTTATCAGTCTCTCGGGGCTGATCGTATCATCGGAGAGGTCAACAACGGCGGCGATCTGATTGAGGCGGCGATCCGGGCGCAAAACCCGAGCGTCCCCTACAAGGCAGTCAGGGCGACGCGGGGCAAGGCCAAGCGGGCCGAGCCTGTCGCGGCAATGTATGAGCGCGGGAAAATCCTGCACATCGGGAAGTTCCCGGACCTCGAGGACCAGTGCTGCTCTGTGACGGTGGACTTCGACTCAAAGGTCGCAGGGTGGTCGCCAGACCGTGTTGACGCTCTGGTATGGGGCTTCACGGAGCTTTTCCCGGCGCTTTCGGCCCGCAAGGCATCTGGCCCTGCCCCGGCCCCTAAATTGAGCATGGTGTAATGGCACGACCGAGCAACGCAGACCTCATTGCCCGAGTGAAAGAGCTTGAGGCGCAGCAGAATACGGGCGGGTCTGTCTCCATGCGGGTCCGTGGTCTGCTCAAGGAAATCGTTCGCCACCCGGATCGCGCCAAGGCGCTTGCCGAGGAAGCGTTGGGGCTGATCTGATGGCAAAGCCGATCACGGATGAAATGAAGGCCAGGATCGGCCAGCTTATCGTTGATGCGAACGACAAGGAGAACGCTGGCAACCGCGCTGACCTTCTGGACCGCTATCTTGGCGAGCCGTATGGCGATGAGGTTGATGGCCGGTCGAAGTTCATCGACACGTCCACAGCCGACGCGGTAGAGGCAATCCTGCCGGAAATCATGGACGTGTTTACCTCGGCTGAACATGTGGTCGAGTTTCCACCCATTGGCCCTGATGATGAGGAAGCGGCAAAGCAGGAAACGGCTGTTGTCCGTCATATATTCTGGCAGCAAAATAACGGATTCGAAATCCTCTATACCTGGCTGAAAGAGGCCATGATCCAGCAAAACGCCTATGTCTGGCGCGGCTGGGTTGATCGTGAAAAAACGGAGATTGAGGAATACGAGGGCCTGAGCCTCGAAGAATACCTGACCGTCATGTCCGATCTGGACGACGATTATGAAATTCTTGAGCTATCCGGCCTTTCATTCGAGACCGATCCGGCAACCGGCATGGAAATCCCGGTTCAGGAGATGGACGAAAACGGAGAGCCGGAGGAAATCAGCACCCGCATTCGTTGCGTCGAAAAGGAAAAGCGGTATCTGATCGAGCCTTTCCCGCAGGAGGATTTTTTCTGCACCCCGCGCTGGGGCAAGGTATCTCTTGATGGTGTTCCGTGCTGCGGTCGCGTTCACCGGAACAAGACGAAAGAGGACTGGCTTGCGTTCGGGTTTTCAGAGGCCAGCCTTTCGGCCCTGACTGAGCCGGTTACGGACACGCAGGAGACGTCGGCGCGGCACTATACGCAAGACCTCGTGGAGTCGAAGGAAAACGTCAAATACCTTGAGTTGTACGAGGCTTATGTCCGCGTCGATCTGGACGGAGACGGCGTGGATGAGCTTATCCAGGTCTGGTGTTCGGAAGAAGCTGGAGTTGTGATGGAGTGGGAGGACGGCGGGCAGGCGGTCACGGAAGTATCCAGCATCCCGATTTCTGCCATCACGCCCTACATCATGCCGCATCGCCATATCGGCCGGTCTGTCGTGGAGAATGTGGACGATATTCAGCGCGTCAAGACCGTGCTGATGCGTCAGATGTTGGACGCGATCTACAAGACCAACTATCCGCGCCCGGTGTACGATGAGAACATGGCGGGCGAAAATCTTGCGAACGACCTTGCTATGCCAAGCCCCGGCGCCCCGATCCGCACCGGCGGCGCGATGGTTGAATGGACCTCGCCGCCTCAGATTGTTGGGCAGATTGTACCCCTCATCGAGAAGTTCGACAGCCTACAAGAGGTCCGCACGGGCGCGACGCGGTACAATCAGGGCCTTGATGCGGAAAGCCTGAACAAGACCGCGTCCGGGATTAACATGATCCTCGGCGCGTCGCAGAAGAAAGCAAAGCTGGTTGCGCGCACGTTCGCTGAAACCGGAATGCGTGACCTTTTCCTCGGAATCCACGACGATCTGCGCAAAGGTCCGGTCAAGGAAATTGCCATCAAGGTGCGTGGACAGTGGATCAGCGCCAATCCGCGTCTCTGGCGGCGTCGTAAGGACATTCAGGTCAACATCGGCATGGGTCGTGGAGACCGCGATGAGAAGCGCGCAGGCCTGATGCTGATCGGGCAGACGCAGGAGAAGCTAATCGCTGCCGGGTCGCGAATGGTGGATGAAAGCAAGTTGTTCGCCACCATGTCTGACACGCTGGACACGTTCGGGATGATGGGTGCGGAGAAATACTTCTACGACCCGCAAAAATTGCCGCCGCCTCCCCCGCCGCCTCCGCCGCCGCCTGATCCGATCATGCTTTCAGCGCAGGCGCAGGCGCAGAAATATGCAGCCGATGCCCAACTTGGAGCGGCAAAGCTGCAAGCGGATGAGCGTGAAAAGGAACGCCAGTTCCAGGTGAGGATGCAGGAATTGCGCCTCAAGGAGCTTGAGCTTTCAAACCGTATTCAGAATGAGCGCGAGACCTTGGACCTCAAGGAAAAAGAGGCCGTTATGAAAGACGACCTTGAGCGCGACAAGTTGTCCACGGGCGGCACCCCTGCCGTTCCGTATGGGCAGGTCACGGGCAGCAAGGACTAGGTCCACTGTCGAAATCACAGAGGTAACACATGGACGACGAGAACAAGCCACGGGCATTCTCGATTGAAGAAGGCGTTGCGGCGCTGCGGCAGTCCCGCGAGGACCAAGCCAAACCCGAAGAGCCACAGGAAGAGGCGGAACCGGAAGCCGAGGAAGTCCAGCAGGACCAAGCCGAGGCGGAAGTTGACGACGAATCCAGCGCGGAAGATGAACATCCGGACGACGAAGCTGACACCGATGAGGATGAGGCAGAGGACGAAGGCGACGACGATGACCTTTATGAGGTCGGAGGCGAGCAGTTCACCCTTTCGCAGTTGCGTGAATGGAAAGCTGGCGCAATGCGCATGGCAGACTACACCCGCAAGACACAGGAGGTTGCGGAAAGCCGCAAATCCTTCGAAGCCGAGCGGGCACAGTGGGACGCCGAGCGTAACGCCGAGATTGACCAGATTGCGCAACAGCAGGCGCAGCTAAAGGAAGCATTGGCGACCTTCGCTGTCGATCAAGACCCTGAACCGCAGCCGGAAGGCTTGTCTTGGGAAGAATACACCAAGCGCAAGACCGCATGGGACAAGCGACAAGGCCAGAAGAATCAGGCCCGCGAAATGTTCCGGCAGCTGCAACAACAGCAGCATACGGAATTGCTCCAACGGGAAATCCGCCAATTGGTGCGACACTTCCCGACGTGGCAAGACCCGGCTGTATTCGAGGCCAGCGCGAAAGAGTTGGTCGGTGTTGCGGGGCAATTCGGATTTTCACCGGAAGAGATGGCGAGCATTGCAGACCATCGGATTTTCCGCGTCCTCAACGAGCTTAAGACCCTTCAATCAGAGTCTGGAAAGCGCAAGGCAAACGAGGCAGCGGCGGTGAAGAAGGCGGCAAAAGCGGCCCGGCAACTTACGCCGGGGGCAAAGATCGACAGCAAGAACCAGGCATCCAAAGAGGTGCGCCAGAAGCGGGATCAGCTTCGCAAGACGGGCAGTCTTGCAGATGCCGTTGCGGTACTGCAAGCCCGGAGGGCGCAGCGCTGATTCCAGGTTCAACCCTTTCTGAGGAAACTGGAAAATGGCACAGCCAACCAACACCTACTCGTCCTATGATCAGGTCGGCATTCGCGAAGACCTGACGGACATTATCCACGACGTGTCCCCCACGGATACGCCGTTCTATTCGTCGGCGGCAAAGACCAAGGCGACGAACACCTATCACGAGTGGCAAACCGATGCGCTCCGCGCCGCCGCCAACAATGCCCACATTGAAGGCGACGACACGGTGGCGACCTCCCGTTCGGCAACCACCCGCCTCGGCAACTACACCCAAATCTTCAAGGATGCGGTGCAGACGACCGGGACGGACATGGCTCTGAACAAGGCCGGTCGCGGCGACGAGATGGACTACCAACTCGTCAAGGTCGGTTACGAGCTTCGCCTCGACATCGAAAAGGCGCTGCTAGACAACAACGCCCGCGTGGCGGGTTCTGACGTTGTGGCCCGTGAGCTTGCCGGCGTTCCGGCGTGGCTCTACACCAACACCGAGTTCGAATCCGGCAACTCCGGCGCGGACCCGACTGGTGACGGAACCGATGCGCGGACGGATGACGGAACCCCCGTCGCCTTCTCGCAGACGCGCCTGAACTCGTGCCTGCAATCCATCTGGGAAAACTCGAACCGCACGGGCAACCTGACCGTGCTGCTCAATGCCTTCCAGATGACCAAGGCACTGACCTTCACCGGCAACAACAACCAGCGCGCCACGGTTCAGGCGAGCGGCAACAAGGTCGTCAACGTGATCGACGTTTACATGACCCCGTGGGGAACTGTGGACTTCGTCATGTCGCGGCATGTTCGCGCCCGCGATGTTCTGGTCCTCGACATGGGCATGTGGAAGGTCGCGCAAGCGCGCGGCTTCGTCACCGAGCCTCTGGCGAAAACCGGCGACAACGAAAAGAAGCAGATCGTTACGGAACTCACGCTTGAGTCCTGCAACGAGAAGGCTTCCGGCGGTGTATTCGACAACCTGACCTCGTGAACCTGACGGGGCTGTAACGGCCCCGTCTCCACACCAATAGAAGGAACAGGCATATGCCATCTCCCTATCTCTCCAACTATGGGGTGGGGTGGCCTCGTCCTCTGACATCATGCAGGGCGCCATCGGCATGTCCACCGACGCGGCGGGCGTCACCATCCCGACCGCTTCGACCTCTGACACGATCACCCTGAACGGCTCGACCACGGGCGGCGTCAAAGGCTCGCATGTCGAGTTGCAGGACGTTGCGTCCGGTGTCTGGCGCGTCTCCGGCTTCCTCGTTTCGACGGGCGCCGAAGCCACACCGTTCTCGGCCAACGTCTGATAGGAGATGGGGCGGCTTCTGTCGCCCCCTTTCACATGAGGCAGGATAGAATCTTCAAGCAGGACGGTAAGCTTGTGTACCACAAGCGCACCGATCCAACGCCCGTTCTCGAAAGCGTCAAGGCATTGCGCGACGCTCCTTCTGCCCCTCTGGCGGATAGCGTTCATGTCGCCCGCCTTGATGCCCATGTGGTCGAGATGTGGGTGAAAGAGGCCGGTTTGCGATGGGATGACCGCGAAGCCGTTCGTGACCTCATCAGGCGCAAGTTGATGGACAGTGACAACGCGGCATTCCGCGTCTGGCAGGGGGCATACTGATGGACTTCGGGACGCTGAAATCTCGGGTTCTGGCGCTGATTGGTCGCGCCCCCGCTGATGTTTGCTATGAACTTGTGACGGCAGACATCAATCAGGAGGTGCGCCTTGCCGCCATGGAGACCTCGACAACGCTTGTCGAATCCGCCACTATCACGCTCCCCGATGATTTCCTGCAAGTCGTTTCGATCTATCGCGATGTGAACCCGCGAACGATTTTGCGGCCTCTTACGGCGCAGGCCCTGCAAGGGGTGTTTCAGACCAGCGGAATCCCTCAGTTCTACGATGTCGAGAATGGCCAGTTGCGGCTTTCTCCGTCGCCCAACGGATCGGAAAACCTGATCCTGCGCTATTACGCGAAGCTTGCCGATCTTTCCGGCGATGACGACACAAACGCCGTGCTGACCACCTACCCGGCAATCTACGTTTATGGCGTCCTTACCCACCATGCCGCCCTGATCCGCGACCAGGAGGCCGCTGCAATTTGGCTGGCAGGCTATGAGAAGGCCAAGCGGCAGGCACGGGCGGCTGACAACAGGCTTCGCGGTGGCGGGGCGCCTATTGAACCTGTGGCGAGGGCTACGGCTTGATTACGGAGTTCCGCTTTGGTCCATGGCTCCCCGATGCCATTGACTTCAAGAATCCTGGGCTTGAGGATGCGCTGAACGTCATCCCGTCGCCTGAGGGATACCAGCCGGCCCTTGGCCCCGATACGGCGAGCGCTAACGTTGGCGCGGCGGTTCTTTCGGCGGCCATGTTCGAGCGAGCGGACGGGACGCGGGTGACGGTTTGCGCAACGGCTGGCGACTTGCACACGGTCATTAACGGGACCGTGACCGATAGCAGCCTGGGCCTGTCACTGACCGACCCTGTTGCATTTGAACGCTATGGTTCTTCGATCTACGCCACAAGCAAAAGCGGCGTTTGGTATCTTGACGACATCGAGGCCGATAACACGTTCGCGGCGGAAAGTTGGACGATCCCCCACGGGGCTGTGATTGGCCGGGTGAACGACTTCCTTTTCATGGGGGATTTGACAGACACGGATTCGTCCGATGCCCCGTTCCGCATCAGGTGGTCGCCGTTCAATGATCCACAGGGCGAATGGGAAACCAGCATCGCTACGCAGTCTGACGCAGTTGATATGCCCGAAGGATATGGCCCGGTTACTGGAATCGGCCCCGGAACCTATGGCGTCATTTTCCAGAAGAATGCCATATCTCGGATCAGCTACACAGGCGGGACGGCGGTCTTTGCGAAGGTAATCGTGGATCGTGAGCGTGGATGCATCGCGCCCCGCAGTATCGTGACGGTTGGAGACCGGCACTATTTCTTGGCGCATGACGGCTTTTTCTACACGGATGGCGGCCCCGCGCAGCCGATTTCGCGCGGCAGGGTTTGGCGGTGGTTCCTAGAGAACTCACAGGCGACATATTCAAGCGCCGTGAGCGGGGCGGTCAACTGGCCTGACAGGTGCATTCTGTGGAGCATCCAGGGCGATAGCGGGGCGCCTATCGGGCTTCTGTGCTTCAATTGGGAAACGGAAAACTGGTCTCATATCGACCTGACGTTTGATGCTATTTTTGCCAGCGGACGGGATGGTGTGTCACTGGAAGATGTAGCGGCGACATATTCGAATATAGACACGATGCCTGTCAGCCTTGACTCACCAGAGTTTGCGGCGCGCGGGCGGTCTGTCGGTGTATTTGTCGGCGGTGAAATGTCGCAGCTTGCGGGAAGTTCGCTTGGGGCGATGTTTGAGACCGCAGAATGGCAGCCAGCACCGGGGAAAAGGTCATTCGTCCGGGAAATCTCGCCGCTCATCACAAACGCAAGCGAGGATACCACAGTAAAGGTCGGTGGGCGCGTTCGGTCGAACGACGCGATTTCCTTTTCGTCCGATGTAAGCCTTGGTCCAGCGGGGTTTGCGCCAGTGAATTTTGACGCTCGCTACTTGCGAGCGCAGTTTCGCATCCCAGCAGGGACAAACTGGACGGATGCCTATGGATTCCAGGCGGATTACAGCGTGAGCGGGGCGACCTGATGGCACAATTCGGCGTCAGAGTTGACCAGCAAATCAGCGAATACGTCCCGCAAAGGCCGATACCGCTTTCGCACCTTCTCATCACGGCCACGACATCTGGCGCGGCGCAGACGTTCTATACCGTTCGTGCAAAGGTGATGCTGAAAGTCAAGGCTCTCAGCGTGACAAATGTTACCGGGACTGCGGCGGCACTCACGCTCCACTCTATCCCCGCAAGTGGTTCAATTGGCGATGGAAATGCAGAATTGAAAGGATATTCCATCCCCGCAAACACGGCAGTTGACGTGACAGCCCTTGTCGGCGGGCTTTATGAGGCCGGAACGGTGCTTAAGGCGTACTCTGGCACTGGTAGCGCCTTGGTGTTGCACGGATGGGCGGAAGAAGTGTTGTAACGCCGGTCCCGGCGTCCGATCTGGATGGGTATTTGCCCTATCTGGAATGGCATTTCGAGCAGTTCGCGGCGAACGGGCAGTTCGAGCCTAAGGACTTTGTCCAGCAAATCCGCGACCGCGAGCGGCAGCTTTGGGTGATTTGGGATGATGGCGTGAAATGCGCCATGCTGACCAGCATTTTGGCAGATCGCCTCGATACGGTTCTGGTCACGCACTGCTGTGGTCGCGACATGCGCGAATGGGTCCATTTGTGGCCCGTTATTGAGGCATGGGCGCGCGAAACGGGCGCAAAAAGGCTTGAAGCAATCACCCGGCCCGGATGGGAGCGGGTTCTGAAACGGTTTGGAATGAAAAAGACGCATGTCGTCTTGGAAAAGAGGCTCTGATGGGCAGTTCATCGACTACAACCCAACGCGCCGACCCGTGGGCGCCAGCACAGCCATTTCTTCTCGGCGCCATGAATGATGCTAGTGCGCTGTATGACGCTGGGGGCTTCAATATTCAGCCCTACGGCGGCGACATGGTTGCAGACTGGAACCCATACCAGAATGCGGCATATGGCGGCGCAGCAGGCGTTTCTGCGGGCGCTATGGGCAACGCGGCGAATGCCTCTGGCGTCCTTGACGCGATGATGGACCCGAACGCGCAATCCGACCAGTTCAATCAGGTTCTGCAAAACACCATTTCCGGCATCATGCCGCAGATCAATTCGTCCTTCGCCGGGTCAGGCATGACCGGGTCAGGGCTTCATGCGCAAAATCTGGCGCGCGGCGTTTCGGCTGGTGTTGCGGACACTCTGAACAGCAACTGGACCGCGAACCAGAACCGGGCGCTACAGGCCGCCGGTATGGTCCCAGGCATCAATGCCGCCGCCATGGGCGCGAATGACTACCTGAACCAGTACGGCGCGGGTGCACAATCTCAGTCGCAGAATGAAATCAATGCCAACGTCTTGCAGGATCAGCAGCGCCAAACGGCAGCCCTGAACGCGATTCAGGATTACATGTCGCTTATCTCGGGCGTCGGTTCGGCCTTCGGTGTGCAATCGTCTCGCCAGTCTCAAAGCCCCGGCCTTCTTGGCATGATGGGCTTCGGCTTGCAGGCCGCCCCGCTTCTATTCTCCGATGAACGCCTGAAAGAGGACATCAAGAAAGTTGGCCAGACCGACGATGGGTTACCGATTTACACTTACCGCTACAAGGGATTCCCGACCGTTCATATGGGCGTCTTGGCTCAGGAGGTGGAGAAGGTAATGCCCGAGGCGGTGGTCGAACAGAATGGCTACAAAGCCGTCAACTACGGAGCATTCTAATGGCTGGTTTGCTTGATGCTGCACGGCAATGGATGACGCCGGAGCGCGCTATCGCGATGCAGGGCATCGGCATGGGGCTATCGCAGCTTGGCGCTGGCCAGCCCGTCAATATGTCACCGGCATATGACGCCTTGCAGCAGCGCAAGCAGCAAGCGCAACTCAAGAGCCTCATGGAGCAGCCGGGTATGCTTGACAGGTTCAGCCCGCAGCAGAAAGCGGCACTTGCGGCCATGCCTGAAAGCCTCGCAACGAAAATCCTGATGGAGAGCATTTTTGCTCCGCCGCCTGAACCGACGAAGGGCATTGTCGTGGGTGACAATCTGGTGAACCCGATCACCGGACAGACGATCTACCAAGGGCAGTCGAAGCCGACCGACGATATGCGCGAATATGAAATGGCGCGTTCGCAGGGCTACGCCGGGACGTTCACGGATTACATGACAGAAATGCGCCGCGCCGGAGCGACGACCGTCAATGTCGGCCCCTCTGGAATCGACTACGGCCAGCCGCCAACGGACATGGTTTGGCTTCGCAACCCGGACGGGACGGTGCGTCTCGACCAGCGCGGCGCACCGATGGCGGCGGTCGTCAGTGGTTCCAAGTCCGACATGGATCGCGTGAAATACATTACGGAGATGGCGGGCAGTGCCATCAGGGAAGCAGAGCGGCAGGGCGCGGCTTCCTCGGCTGACGCGACCGCATCGCAGATCGTGACGGATGCCGCCGCCAGGGCGCGAGAAGCGGCCCAGAACCGCAACGCGGGGGCGGCTGGCACAACGATTGTCGGGCAACTTCCGTGGACGGACAGCGCCGAGGTACTGCGGCAGACGAATGTCCTGAAATCGATGGCATCCATTGAAAACCTGAATGCCATGCGGGCGGAAAGCAAGACAGGCGGCGCGCTTGGCAACGTGACGGAGCGCGAACTGCAAATCTTGCAGGACAAGTCGGGGGCGCTCGACCCGAACAGCCCGAACTTCCTTCGTGATCTTGACGATTACGAGCGCACCATTTTGCGGACCATCCACGGAAAAGAGGCCGGTGACAGAATCTTCGAGCAAACGCGCGGAATCGACGCGGCAAGTTCTGCAAGGGCAGACACCACAACCACCCAAGGCGCTGAAAATGATCCTCTAGGGCTTTTCAAATGACCAGTCTTGCAGAACTCCGCGCGAAATTCCCGCAATATGACGGCGTTTCCGATGGTGACTTCCTGATCGGCCTCAACAGGAAGTTCTACCCGGACATGAACCCACGCAAGTTCCTCGACTCCATCGACGGGACTGTGAACGCACACGCCACCATCAAGAACCCTGACCTCAAGGCGTGGTATCGGGAGCAGGTACAGAAGCCGCTTGATGGCGAAACTGCGTCAGATACCGCCCGGCGCGTCGGCGGTACCGCGATGGGACCAGTCGGGACGCCGCCGTCTGCCGTTGAGTCTGGGATCCATGGTCTGGCGCAGGGCATGTCATTTGGATTTGCCGATGAGGCAATGGCGCCCCTCCTCGCGATGGCAAAAGGCATGGACAGGGAGTCCGCCTTGCAGTTCATGCGCGACAGAATTGACCTTGGCCGGAAAGAGAACCCGATTTCTGCCTATGGGAGCGAAATTGCAGGCGCAATGGCGGCCCCGGCGGCGGCACTCAAGGGAGGCTCTGGCCTTCTTGGGAATATGGCACGGTCTGGCGCTGTTGCTGGCGGTGAGGGCCTTCTATACGGGTTTGGGACCGGCGAGGGCGGCGCGGCGGAGCGTTCTAGGAATGCAGCCAAAACTGGAATCATTTCCGCACTTCTTGGTGCCGCCGCTCCGGTTGTTGGCGTCGCGGCGAAATCCATCTATGGCAATGTCGCAAAACGCGCAGCGGTTCGGAAGGCGGTCAATTCTGCCCCGTCTCTTGATGATATGAGGGCTGCCGCGAATAGGCTTTACGCACAGGCAGATGTATCGGCGCCAATGTCACGCGGTGATTTCGCCAATGCCGCTACGGGGATGCTTGACGAAGCCGCGCGCAAGGGTCTTGATGCCGACCTGACGCCTGGCGCGGCAAAGGTTGCTGATCGCATCACGGATGCGGCCACAACGCCAGACCCTAACATCGGGTTTCGTGAACTCGACATTCTCCGCCGAAAGGCTGGCATCCCGGCGGGGAATTTCGCCAATCGAACAGAAAGCGCCCTCGGCACAAAGATGGTTGAGGGGATTGATAACTTCGTGGACAGCGCCGACCCGGCTCTTGGCAAGCTTGTATCTGATGCCCGCGACATGTGGGGCAGGCTGCGGAGAAGCGACACCATCCAAAAAGCCATGAAGCGCGCCGAAGAAGCCGCTAGCGGATATGAAAACGGGCTTGCAATTGAGTTCCGCAAAATCTTGAAGAGTGACAAACTGTCGCGCGGATTCTCGCAGTCAGAGAAAGATGCGATGCGGGCTGTCGTCAGGGGGACCCCATTCGGGAATCTGATCCGGCAGGTTGGGAAAATGGGGATTGGCCTGAACCGTCAGTCCAATGGACTTGGCGCGATGGTTGGCGGCATTGCCGGGACCGCAGCTACAGGCAGCCCTGTTGGCGGGATACTATTCCCGCTTATCGGAACGGCTGCGAAGGCTGGCGCGAACTCTGCCAAAAGATCGGCCGCCAATCGCGCAGAGGCACTTGTGCGCGCTGGCGGCATTGGTCCGGTCAATGCTCTTCCAAATGAGGCTCGTGGCATTCTTGAAATGCTGTACCGCCGCGCGATGGTCCCGGCTGCCGGTCAGCTAAACCCATAAACCACGGCAGCGGAAAAAAGTAATGGGAATGCAGCCCCGGCCAAGGCCCACCCTGGGATTTTGTCGTCAGGCTTTTTGTACATCGCCGCAAGGGAGGCGACAAACGCAACCGTTAGTGCGTTCCCGATGAATACTGCGGCTGCAAGCTGAATGATGCCCATCCGCAAAACCTGCCCCTTCCGCAGCGAAAAATCAAGGTAGTGAAAACATGACCCCATTCGCGGCGAAAGTTGCGGAGACGGCCCGCGCTATAGGCATGGACCCTCTCGACCTTGCAACCATCATCTCATACGAGACCGGCGGCACGTTTGACCCCATGCAGTCTGGCCCGACAACGCAATGGGGGCAGCATCGCGGGCTTATCCAGTTCGGTGAGCCGCAGGCGCGTCAATACGGCGTTGATTGGGCAAGCCCGGAGGCGTCGCAGCTTGGACCGGACGGGGCAATCGCAAAATACTTCACCTCCAATGGCTACAAGCCGGGGATGGGGCTTCTGGACGCTTACAGCATAGTCAACGCTGGTGCGCCGGGTCGGTATAATGCGAGCGATGCGAACAATGGCGGCGCCCCCGGAACTGTAGCCGACAAGGTCAACAGTCAGATGTCAGGGCATCGAGCGAACGCTGAGCGCCTTCTTGGGCTGTCATTTGGCGATATGCCGAACTCAACGCAGGCGATGGACCAGATCGGGTGGAACTCTGGAACCCCCATAGAGCAAAGCCCGTGGGATACGGCGTCGGGAATCCTTGGCGCTTTCTCTGACATGTACGCGCAAGCCCCGGAGCCACCTCAAATCCAACCGCGACAGGTCGCGCAATACACCCCGCAAAAGCGCGAAAACTCCGCACTTCTTCAATTCCTTGCTTCCTTGAGGTAAGCCGATGGCCATTGCCGACTACAGCAACACCGCCGCAAGCAATACAACCGTTTCCGGCATCAATATCGCGGAAGGTTGTTCCCCGGCTGGTATTAATAATGCCCTGCGGCAGATCATGGCCGACATCAAGGATTTCTATGATGTCGTGCCATCGGTTTACTCGACCGAAACCGTTTCCGAGACGTGGACATATACCGCCAACCAGAAATTCAACGACAATGTGAAGGCGGTTTTCGGGACCGGCGGCGACCTCGAAGTCTACCACAATGGCGGCAACTCTGTCATTGCTGACGTGGGCGTTGGGGGCCTCACGATCAGCGGTTCTACCGTAGACATCCAGGACGCTTCCGGCGCTTCAATGATCCGCGCCCGCTCCACGCTTGAGGCGACGCTGTACTATAACGGCAGCGCAAAGCTTGTCACGACCAACACGGGCGCAACGATTACCGGCCTGCTGAGCGGCGACACAATCGGCGGCGCCATGGTTTCGACTGATATTTCAGCGGATACCGGAAGCACCGTTAAGGTTCCGCATGTTGCCGCTGTGGAGGCGGCAATCTCTTCAATGGCCGAGATATTGACAATCGCCACGCGGCAATCCGCATCGGGGACGGCTGTCGATTTCACTGGAATCCCGAGCGGGACAAAAGAAGTCGTCATCATGTTCGATGGTGTCTCCAC